TAGGCAAATTATTGCTATATGACAATAGAAAAAGAATGAGGTGTTCCCATGGAGGAAGTTAAAAAACAAATAAAGTTAAAATTTGATGCAATTAGACCATTCGGTCCTACCGTTATCAAAGGTAAAGTTCCCGGTTTCATATTAAACACAGTTAATGAAAAGTGTGATGAAATTTTAGGTGATCCTAAATTAGCAAAACAATGGGATTGGTCTCCCAACTTAGCGGGTAATGTTAAACAAGAAGTTCGTATGCCACCAGAGTGGATTGATAAAGATGGACAGCAATTAGTTTTTTTAATTGGTGAGATGGTAAAACAATATTTAAGTATACCACCAGCCAGTGAAACTTTAGAAGCAAAGAAAGTATCAAAGATGGTTATAGAGTCTATGTGGGCCGTGAGCCAGTGGGCGGGAGACTTTAATCCTGCGCATATGCATGATGGTGATTTATCAGGGGTCTTTTATACAAAGATGCCAAAAAGCATTGATAAAGAAAGAGCAGCCGAGGACCATTATCCTAGCGTAGGTGATATCATTTTTATGTGTGGTGATCCAAAAACTTTTAGTGGTCACAAACTACAACACCCACCAGAGGTCGGTGATATATTTATGTTTCCATCTTGGTTGACTCATATGGTCTATCCTTTTAGAACTCCAAACGAAGAAAGGAGATCAGTATCTTTCAATGTAAGATTAGTGCCTGAAGGCGGAGAGCTTATTACTTAATGAAAGCTATAGAAATATTTCCAAGAAATATTTATGGAGAAACTTTTCTAGGTTTTGATAGTGGTTACCTACAAAGCATAGAAGCAACGATTGAACTTTTTAGACGTGGAAACACTTCTGGTAGAGAAATGTCAAATCAAGACTTTGGTTATCAATCTAATTTATTACCTCATGATGGTGTATTTCAAAATTTAACAGATAAGATACTAGTAAAATCCAAAGAATTTTTAAAATCTTTAAATGGTTTTGAATTTTCGAAGGTACAACTAAAAGATATGTGGGCAAATATAAACTATCCGGGTGACATAAACTGGCCACATTTTCATGGAGACGACCTTGCTGGTGTTTATTATGTTAATGCACAGAAAAATTCTGGTAATTTGTTTTTGCAAAACTATGACTATGGCGAAAAACAAAAAATGAAAAGATATCTAATACAAAAAGATTTGAAATCTATTGAACCAGAAAATGATAAGTTAGTTTTATTTGATGCTGATTGTATTCATGGGGTAGATAAAAATATATCTGATAGTAACAGAGTTAGTATTAGTTTTAATGTATTAGTTCAATAATGAATATCAATAAAATTCCAATGGTTAGAATTACTTGGCTAGATGCCAGAGATATGGAGACAGGTTGGTTACCAATAAAAGAAATAACAGAAGCGCCTTTGGCCGTGTGCCAAGAAGTTGGATACATGGTTGTAAACAATGATGATAAGATTGTGATTATGCGGTCATGGTGCGTGGATAAAGAGGATAATCACGGTGGAGGAGCCATAGCAATACCACGAG